AAGGATCTAGTGCAGGAATTGGAAATTCAATTGTTGGTATTGCAACTACGGTTAGGTCTTCAAAGGTTTTAGTTCAAATAGGTGCTACAGACTCATCATATTATGAATATGATGAAGTTACATATATTCATGACAATACGAATGTATACTTAATGGATTATGGCCAAATAACTACTAATAGTTTTAATTCAAGATCTACTAGTGGTATTGGAACTTACAATGCATATATTTCTGGCGGAAATGTAATCATTGACTTGATTCCAGATGCAGAAACTGAGGTTGATTATGTTATTAACACTTTAATTGTATCAATATCAACTTCTGGATTTTCTTCAACTGGAAGTCAAACTTTAGAAGGAAGTTCTATAAATTCTTATTCTGTGGGTATTGCATCTTCTTCTTCTCCATCTATTACAACTATTACATCATATTTAAATAATGTATATAATATATCATATTCAATAATTTCTATTGAAGATTTAACATCCTTAAATTATCAAGTTTCTGAATTTTTGGTTATATCCAACACAAATACAAATGAATGTTATATAACTGAATTTGGTTCTTTATATTCAGATTCTCCTTTAGGTTCTATAAGTGCTGGGTTATCTGGTGATATTACTAATATATACTTTACGCCCAACGAAAATATTGAAGTTGATATCAAAGTGTTCCAAACAAATGTTGGATTACTCGTATAACCTAAAGATAAAGTAACGGAGGATTTCATGAGTTCAGAACTTTCATTGATAAACGGATCTATTGGTTACAGTTATGGAAGTTATACTGGAACAAATAATGATATCAAAAAAGAATTTGTACTAAAACATAGTAACCTTCCAATATTTGAAAGATATTTCGATGCAAGTAATCCAGCAATAGTAAAAACAGAATCTGATACAATAAGAATTCCAAATCATTTCTTCTCCACAGGAGAAGAAATTGAATATTATTCACAAGGTATAGGAACAACTCAGTCTATAGGAATAGCAAATACTTCTATTCCTGGAATTGGACTTACTGATAAACTACCAACAAAACTATATGTAATAAAAGTCAGTGAAATTGATATAAGAGTTGCTGCTTCAGCTTCGGAAGCATTAAGGACCATACCAAACTTTTTAGATATAACTTCTGTTGGAATTGGAACTTCTCATAGGTTTAAGTGTAAAAATCAAAATAAAAAGGTGATAATAAGTATTGATAATATGATTCAATCGCCAATCACGTCTACTGCGGTAACTTCCATATTATCAAAAGACATAACTTTTTTTGATAGTGAAGTGTATGTTTCTGGAATAACATCAATATCCTCCGGAAACTTTTTAAAAATTAACGAAGAAATTTTTAAAGTTACCTCTGTTGGTGTTGGAAGCACTAATGCTATTCAAGTATTAAGAGGATGGTTTGGGACGGGATTAAGTACACATTCTTCTTCTGATTTAGTTATAAAAATTATTGGAAATTATAATATAATTAATAATACGATTTACTTTGCTGAAGCTCCTTACGGAAAGGTTCCAATTTTAAATCCAACAAATAGATGGGATGAACTAGACTATGTTGGTATAGTAACAGGTTCTTCATTTTCCGGAAGAGTTTTCTTAAGATCTGGTCTAGAAGATGGAAACCGTGAGGCATACTCATCAAATTATATTTTTGATGATATTTCTCATAACTTTAATGGAATTGATAAAACATTCTCATTAAAAGTAAATGGTTCTAATGTCACTGGAATATCGACATCTAATGCAATTCTTTTGGTTAATGATATATTCCAGGGTCCTAATTTCTCCAATATTATTGATGATTATAAATTGGAAGAAAAATTAGGAATTACTACGGTAACTTTCACCGGAAATTCTTCTTCATCTGATTATGATGTAAACACATCTAGTGTTCCTAGAGGTGGTGTTATATTATCCGTTGCATCTACTCAAGGATTTGGATATCAACCTCTGGTTTCTGCTGGAGGAACAGCAATAATTTCTATTGCAGGAACTATTCAATCTATTAGTATTGGTAATAGTGGTTCCGGATATCGTTCAGGAATACAGACCACAATAAATGTGGGAATCAAAACAGAAGACTTGCAAAATTCTCCGATTGAATTAGTTGGCGTAGCATCAGTTTCAAATGGATATGTTACTGCAGTTTCTATTACAAATCCAGGAAGTGGTTATACTTCTACAAATCCACCAATTGTTGTCTTTGATTCTCCACTATCATACTCAAATATTCCACTAATTTATAGTTCAGTGTCTGCATCTGGGGTTGGTACTGGTGCAGAAGTAAATATAATCGTTGGACAAGGATCTAGTGTAATATCTTTTGAATTAAAAAATCTTGGATATGGATATGAATTGGGAGAAAAATTAACAGTTTCCGTTGGAGGTACTATTGGAATTCCAACTAATACTTCATTATCATTTAATGAGTTCCAACTAACGATTGATAATATTCATAATGATGAATTTTCTGCTTGGACAGTTGGTGATCTCCAAATTATAGATTCTCCAGAAAGTTTATTTAATGGAATTAGAAGAACATTCCCAATTCTTATTGGAGGAAATCAGACTACTATAAGAGCAAGACCAGGATCAAATATTGACGTTCAATCTGCATTATTGGTATTTGTAAATGATGTACTTCAGGTTCCTGGAAAAGGATATACTTTCACGGGAGGTAGTAGAATTAAATTTTCAGAAGCACCCAAAGAAGGTGATAGGTGTAGAATTCTTTTCTATAGAGGAACTTCTGATGTTGATACTCTGGATGTAGATATTTTAGAAACTGTTAAAATTGGAGATACTCTTAGATTAACAAGTGATGATATAAATCTGACCGAAAATAAGAGATTGGTTACTGATATTATTTCATCTGATATTGTAGAAACAAATCTATATCCTGGCCCTGGAGTTACTGCAGATGAAGATCTTTTGAGACCAGTAACTTGGTGTAGACAAACTGAAGATTTGGTTGTAAATGGTTTTTATGTAGGAAAAGATAGAATAATTTATGAACCATACATTCAACCAGTTTCAAATATAATACAAAATGTTAGTATTGCGTCAACTGAAGTTTTTGTTGAAAGTGTTAAAGCATTTTTTGATAGTGAAAGAGAATACATTCATAATGGAATAGCAGAAAAACCACAAAATAAAATTATAATCGTTTCTCAAGATACTTTAGTTGCTGCGGAAGGTACTGCTGAAGTTTCAACTTCAGGAACAATATCTTCTATTAATATAACAAACTCTGGATTTGGATACACTGCTGCTCCAGCAATATCAATTGCTTATCCAATAGGAATAGGAACAACAGGTCGTGCAGTTGCAACTTGTTCTATTAGTAATGGATCCGTTTCCTCCGTTGCAATAAGTAGTGCTGGATTTGGATACACTTCTACCGAACCTCCTCTTGTTTTATTCGAATATCCAAATATTACATATGAAATTATTGATAAAATATCTTATGAGGGAGATTTTGGTATTATATCTGGAATTAAAACAACAACAGTTGGAGTCGCTTCTACTGGACTTGTATTTGATTTTTATATACCAACAGATTCGATATTGAGAGATAGTAGTATTTTGAGTGTGGGCAGTGCCACTACAGGCATCAGTGGTATTAAAACTGGGTACTATTTCTCAGTTTCTAAGTCAAATGTTGGTAACGGATTAACATCACTAAACACATCTGGATCAATAGTTGGAATTGGTACAAGTTTTATTGACAATATATATCAAGTCGCTTCGGTTTCTATTGCACAAACTGCTGTTTCTGGAGTTGGAATTACTTATGTCTCTCAAGTAGTGGTTAGTTTGGATAACTACAATGGAATAAGTGGTTTAGGATTTAGTAATTTCTATGGAGAATATAGTTGGGGTAAAATTACAACACCATTCAGGAAAATACCAAATGAATTTAATTCTTATGCGATAACTGGTGGAATTTCTACTTCATCAGTTGTACAAAGATTCAATAAACTAAAATATGTTGGTTATTCTACCTCATAAATAGATAAAAAACTCTGTAAAATGGCAGCAATTATAACTGATCAATTAAGAATATTGAATGCTAAGAATTTTGTTGCTGCAGCAACTTCTTCTAGTAATTCTTATTATTCTTTTGTAGGACTTCCAAACGCTACAGATTATTATTCAAATTGGGAAGACAATCCACCTTCTCCTAGAGATAGTTTTGAGCAGGAAAATGATTATTGGGATACTATGATTGCTTTAAAAAAAATTAAAGCAAGTGACGTAAATCAGGTTGTGAAAAAAATTACTTGGTCTTCCGGCACTACTTATGATATGTATCGTCATGATATAAGTAGAAACAATACTGCAAATGTAACTGGAGCAACTAGTTTATATTCATCAAATTACTTTGCGATTAATAGTGATTTTAGAGTTTATATTTGCTTACATAATGGAACTGATCCAGAAAATCCTTCTGGAAGACCTTCTTTAGATGAACCAACATTTACTGATTTAGAACCTAAGTCCGCAGGAGATAGCGGCGATGGTTATATTTGGAAATATCTTTACACAATCAAACCAAGTGAAATTATAAAATTTGATACTGTTAATTTTGTACCCGTTCCTAAAGATTGGGAGACAAGTTCTGTTCATGCACCAATAAGAAATAATGCATCATCTCCAAATAATCAATTAAAAATAATTATGATTACAAATCGCGGAGTTGGTGTTGGTACTGCGAATAAAATTTATACCGATGTTCCTATTAAAGGAGATGGAAGTGGCGCTAAAGCAACTATTGTAATTAACAATGAATCTAAGGTTGAATCAATTACTATTTCTTCCGGTGGGTCTGGTTACACATACGGTACTGTTGATCTAATAAATGGCAATGTACCAACAGGAACAGTAACGCCAACATTTGATGTTATTATTCCACCAAAGGGTGGTCATGGATACGATATTTATCGAGAATTGGGTGCATCTAATGTATTGGTATTTTCTAGAATTGAGAATGATTTAGAGAATCCAGATTTTATCACAGGCAATAAAATTGCCAGGATTGGAATAGTTGAAAATCCGCAAGCATACGATTCATCTTCTTTATTATCTATAGAAAAAGCAAGTTCAGTATATGCTTTAAAACTTGTTGGAACTGGATATAGTACTGCAACTTTTGCACCAAATTCAAAATTTACTCAAACTATAAGTACAGGAACTACGGCTATAGGTAGAGTAATTTCTTATGATAAGAATGTAGGTGTTTTGAAGTATTGGCAAGATAAAACTCTTGCAGGTTTTAACACCGATGGATCACAAAATACTTCACCAATTTATGGTCTCAATTTAAATAGATTTACAAGTTCTGTTGGTACTGGTGGCACTACCTTAATAAATGGAACATCTTTGTATATCGATACTACATTTACGGGCATCTCTACCACAATAAATAATAGAACCTACAGTTTAGGACAATCATTTATTAATGGAGTAGCAAATCCGGAGGTTAAAAAATACTCTGGTAACATCATTTATGTTGATAATAGACCTTCTATAACTAGGTCTCAAAACCAAAAAGAAGATATTAAAGTTATTTTACAATTCTAAAGAATTATGCCACAGGAAACTAACCTCAACGTCTCTCCATATTTTGATGATTTTGACGCTAACAAGGATTATTATAAGGTCCTATTTAAACCTGGTTATCCAATTCAAGCAAGAGAATTAACGTCTTTACAATCAATTCTCCAAAATCAAGTAGAGCAATATGGAAAACATATCTTTAAAGAAGGGTCTGTAGTTATACCTGGGCAACTAAGATATGAGAATCCTCTGTATGCTGTAGAGATTGAATCCACCTTTAATGGTATTCCCATATCTTTATATTTTGATCAATTATTGGGGAAAAAACTTAGAGGATTATTGAGTGGTGTTACTGCAGAGGTGGTTTACCTTCTTAAAAATTCAGAGTCGGAAAGAGGAAATTATACACTATATTTAAAATATCTTCAAAGTGGTGGAGAAGACTTAACAAATAAAGTATTTCAAGATGGAGAAAATTTATTATTAGAATCTCCTTTGACCTATGGAAACTTTACAATTCAAACAGGTCAAGGAGTATGTAATACAATTACTTCAAATGCCATTTCTGAAGGATCTGGAGTTTCAGTTGCAAGTGGTGTTTACTTTGTAAGAGGAATATTTGCAAGAGTTTCATCACAATTTATATTATTAGATCAATATTCAATAACACCATCATATAAGGTTGGATTTAATATTATTGAAGAAATAGTAACTGCATATGAAGATGATTCACTATTTGACAATGCGCAAGGATTTTCAAATTATGCTGCGCCTGGAGCAGATAGATTAAAAATAACATTAGAGTTAGCAAAAAAAAATCTTGATGATTTAGAAACAGATAACTTCGTTGAAATTTTAAGAGTTGAAAGAGGAATTCCAACATTCTTTAATAAGAATGCACAATATAATTTAATTAGAGATGAATTAGCAAGAAGAACTTATGATGAATCTGGAAATTATTTTGTAAAACCATTTTCATTATTTGTAAGGGATTCTCTTAATGATAGAACTCTTTCGGATGGAATGTTTCTAGAAGGTCAAAAAACACCTCAAGGAAAAAATCCATCTGAAGACTTAATGATTTATGAAATTGGTCCAGGAAAAGCTTATGTAAGTGGATATGATGTTGAAACAATATCAGCGACATTATTAGATGTCCCAAAGGCAAGAACAACTGAATCAGTAACTTCAAAATCTATTACTTATAATTCTGGGTCATTAGTTGGCGTAAATAGAGTTTATGGTTCAGTAGTAAGTGGTTTTGGAACAGAGTCCATTGTAAGTCTTATGGATTCTAGAATTGGGTCTCTTAATCATGTGGCTTCTGGTTCTACAATTGGTTATGCCAGAGTCTATGAATTTATTCCACAATCAAGTTATATTGATGATACTAGTTTATTTGAACTTAGGCTTTATGACATTCAAACATTTACTCAAATAGGATTAACTACTTCACTCACTGAAAATTTAAATGTTCCTGCTTACATTGAAGGTAAGAGAAGTAAAGCATCTGGATATTTGGTTGAAAATGTTTCATCAGGACAGAGAATTTTAAATCTATATCAAGTTTCCGGAACATTTATTGAAAATGAACCATTATCTATTAATGGGATTGAAAACACCAGATTCATAAATTATGTAAAAGACTATAATACTTCAGATATTAAGTCAGTATATGGAAAAGTTGGAGTATCTACCTTTAACGCAGATTTATATTTAAATAAAAAAATATATATTTTAAATCCAGGAACTACTTTCACAATAACAAATGGAACTTCTGGAATAAGCACAGTATCTGCAGGATTACAATATAATTTCAATAACTTACTTAATGTCGGTGATATTGTTTCATATTCTTTAAATAATAGTGATCCTGTTTATAATAAAGTTTCTTCAGTTAGTGCCGGAGGAACTTATTTTGAAGTATCTGGAATTACTACTGTTTCTGGAATATGTAATGGGGAATTACCTTCCTCAAATATAACAGTACAAAATATTCTCAAAATTACTTCAAATGTAAATTCGAGAGATAATTCATTATTAACGAGATTAGGAAATAAAAATATATCTTCAATTAATTTTTCTGAAAATGAAATTCTT